GTGTAATGTTAGTTGTCGCGTGTGATCGTGCGGTTGTCCGCCGATGACCGCCGGAGGCTGTAGCGCTTCGCGCGGGCTTCGTGCTTCGCGCTTCGCGCTTCGCGCGCCCTCCGGGCGGCCGCGGGTCGCGGACACTACGGAAAGGGACTCACTTTCGTCTGCTACGTGTCCGCTTGGTAAAGATACACCTTTTCTTACCTATTACTTTGATAATCAAACTTTAATGTGTTAAAATGCAGACATGCAGGCCATGATAAAAGTGTTGAATGTCGCATTTATTTTCACTCTAAAAGAGTTTTGTTAAAGAATTCTACATTGTTACCGTGGGAAGCTGAGTTTATATTTTTTGTATCAAAAGTGAATGTTAGTATATCATCAACACTATTTTTATGGTTATTAGAAAAAGTATTGTTAATGAAAATGATGTTGGCGTTAGGTGCATTGTCAGATTTATACATATTTAAGCATTTTGAATTTATGGCAGAAATTCTGCAATCTTTAACTACTAAAGATTGTTTTGGGTCATCTACAGGTGATGTAGGGTAATTGCCATGGCATACAATGGTGCCCTGTGAATTTAATTTATTAGCATTATAAATTTCTTCGTCAATAGACGTTAATAAGTCGCAGTTTAACAAGTAAATTGTATTATTTAATTGCATACCAGCCCCAAACGCAGGAAAAGTTACGCTGTACATATAGCAATTTTCAAATATAGAAGTTGTAGTTTCGCCGTTCGTTACATCATCACAGTGAACGGCGTAAGAACCGAGTGTAGTTAGCCAGGTAGGGTTACTAACACCAGCTAGCACATCTTTTTTCCATGCGTTATAGCCAGTTCCGGTAGTAGATGAATATTTGTCAGCGGTTGCAATAAAAGTTAAATTTGCCACATAGCAAGCACCTTGTATTCTTAACGGTGCATTGTTATAGTGTGCAGTATCGTCTCTAATAATGCAAGTTTCTCGGTTAATTCCAATTAAAGAGACATAATGTTGACCTTTAATAAAAAGCACTTCTTTATAAACACCCGGAAAAACAATAATTGTAATTGGGTTTTCTTTACTTTCAATTGCATAAGCGAATTTCAAGGCAGCATTTATGGAAGTAAACATTTTAGAATTGTCTTTTGATACGGTTAATGTAGTAGAGTTGCTAATAATTTTAACATCGTACGCAATATCAATACGTTTTGAAAAGCAGAAATAATAAGCGTTTTTTGGTATTGGTACAACAGTTTTATTATAAGCAGAACTAATCATAGTAAAGTTACTATCATAAAATGAAACTGCGAACACATTATCAGCTGACGTAGTAGTGTCGCAAATAATTGTGCCATTTAAAGCACGTAAGTAAGGTGAGCAGAAATATTTATCATTAGGAGTCAATTTGCCAGTGTCCCAATTTGCGTAATATCCATTAACACGTAAAGTTTGCGGAAGAATAATTGTGTTACTAAAAGCACCATGATAGAAATTAGCTAATAATTCACTTTGTAAAGTATACATTGGATTTATGATAGCTTTGAGGTATTTTTTAGATGTAACAATAGAATATCTAATAAAACGAGCATCGTCAAGTAGATTAACATTTTTAGCATTGCTAGAATAATAACCGTAAATAAATTCTTTGTTTTCATTGTAAACACATACAAATGTATCAATGCCGCTTTTAATTTGAAGTGATGTTCTAGGCGGAACGGCAATATAGTCGGAATAGCTATAGTCTACATTTACATGAATTTTACCATCAGAGCCTATATAGTGTCCATCGGTAAAAGTAGTGCCCTCACCTAAGTTTTCTCGAAAGTAATTAGAGTTTGGTGAGAACAAAGAAGAAAGTAATGAGCCGGTCATAAAGGAATCTGCAGCCGCCCCCTGTACCGTCAACGATTTATCAATTGCCGGACTAGTCGGATTTGTAATATGATCAGCAAGCCATTTCGTAGTTTCGTTCGTAACAGTAGGTTTAATAATATTTAGTAACGTGCCCTCACGCGACATGTCATCCAGTTTTTTGTTAATTTCTTCCTGCACATCTAAGTTGTCAAAGTAAGTATGGACAAATTCATACAATTCTTTGTAGCTTTTTACTAGCGCATCCTGCGCGTCAAACATTTCTTTCACGGTCTTAAAAAGCACAACAAATTTATTTTCCAGACTCAAAGTCCCGTTGAAATCATACGGAATCCCCCGCACACTTGCGACAACCTCACACGCCTGCGTAATCATCTTACCGAAATCTGGCAACGTAGGAAAATCTGGAATCGTTGGTTTCTCTGCCATTATTATTCCTCCTTAATAAAATTGATAGAATAACTCTCTGCAATCATCGCAAATACGCTTGTTAAGATTAAGTATGGTATCTCGGAATCTCTGAATTTCTATCGAGTAACTACCGTCGAATCCATCATCTTCAATCGTATCATTATTAGCTGCATGATACGTGTCAGTACTGTTGGTTTTTGTGGTATTCTCTCCATTGCTTATAGCACTGTTATGAATTGTATTCTGACCCCGATCCATTGTAGACGCATAATTCGTTCCGGCAAAATTAATCTGCGGGTTGTCGGAATGGATATTTTGGGTATTGTTATTTGTATCGGCTGTCGTTGTGTTTTTCGCTGTGCTGTCTCCCGCGATCACACCTGTTCGCGTATCGTCTTTTGTACTCTGTACTTTCCGCGTACTCTTATGAGTAATCAGCGGGTTATACTCAAAAGTAATACTCCTGTACAACTGTTCATAGTACGGCATATTGACCGTAAGAATCTTTTTTAGATGATACTGAAATTCTCCGATCGTTTCTAACCCGATCTGTTCCCGAAAATACTGTAAACAGAATGTTTTTTCGAACGTAAGTTTTGCGGTTGCATATTCGGGAGCGGATGCATCGACATAAAACGGAAAGTCAAAATTGAAGATTAAAGGAACGGCTGCTTCGATCATATGATCAATGGTCTGATTTTCAAGTGGGGAAATTACATGATCGGAAATAACCAACTGTTCAATGGTATTCGTCAATGTTTTTGTTTCGTAATTGTAACCGAGAAACATTATTCCACCTCACTTTCCGGCGTGTCGTTTCCGTTGTTTTCTTGTGTGTCGGTTTTGGCATTTGTAGTGTCGAAAACATCCGGCCGGTTAATCGGCGTTACCATTTTAGAGTTAAAACGTACATGGATATTCAATCCATACATTTTATTGATCGCATCAAGTCCCCTCTGAATGGTAGCCAGATTTCCGTTTCTTGTCAACTCGATCTCTCCATCGTTGTAACTCGTTTCCGCGGAAACCAGCCGTTCCGGTTTTTCTACGCCGCTTGCTTCGATACCGAGATCAGCCAGACATTCTGCTACTTCTCTTTGTGCGGCTGTATCAAGTTCGTTAAAGATTGGCTGTACTTTTAAATCAATCGTATCAATCTGAATCTGTTTTCGCAGATCGTTTTTTGCTTTGATGAAAGGAATATTTTTTACCCACTTTTGAATAAAGTTGTCAATGGATAACTTCTGCGTAGAATCCCCGCTGATCACAACTGGCGTTCTCTGCTGAATGACGTTTACCCTTGTCGACGCTTTTTTCTCGGCTAGACTCTGCGAATGAAGAATAATACTGAAAATTTCCGGTACAGCAAAAGGTCTTGCGAAAATCAACGCGCTTTCTTCCTTGTCGGTCTGTTCATAATACTGACCATTCATGGCGTACGCAATCCAATCGGTCGGGATACCATAAATATCGGGTTCGCCAACCAGATTCACGCCGAAAACACCATACAGTCCGGTGATTGGCTCTTTTTTGAACAGGCACATTCCCTGCCATAATAGATAGGAGTTGAGCATCCGCGGCGGAATCTCATCCGGTAAACCGTCATAGTCATACCGCGATAATGCCAGATTGACAAACTTGTCAAAAAAGTGCCGGAAATACATTTTTTCTTCCGGTGACGTATTCGGGTTGCTTTCCCAGTGTCCCCACACTTCCTTGTTACTCACCCGATACGGGTTATTATACATGACATCACCTCCTTAATCATTGGAAAGACCATAGTTTCCAACGTCATCCGTGTGCCAGAACGTAACCCCGCGGTTAAACATTGCCTGCAAAAAGTTGATATCATCGGTAACACACGTCCCATGCATGCTGCAATTAACCGTTTTGACAAAATTCCAGTTTGACCGCCCGGTAATATTAGGAACTTTGATTTTGTGTGTAGCATATCCATACATGGTAAAATAATCGTCGATCGTTTTCGCCATCTGAGCGGTTACACTCATCACATGACAGTAAACTTGACTGCCGAACAATGCGGTGGCAACATAACTTCCAGATGAATTACCTTTTGCTGTCGGTGGAATCAAATCATGACTTTCTTTTTGTGCGTTAATGTTTTCGTTCAGTAGATAGGTTCCGGTTGCCGCTGTATAAATGCTTTCAACGCCAGCCGCTAAATTTCCGCTTAATGCCCCAACTAATCCGCCAGCTAAATTTCCAATCTGCGATATTGTATTCTGCTTTTTGGAGTAGTCCCATAACGGGCTAGACTGTGCTAGAAAAGCTTGATAGCCGTCATTTGTCCATGCACACTGTGGGAAATTATTGATGATAAAACCGTATGGGGATTTTGACCCACCAGTACGTTTATATTCACGCGGAGCCACAAAGATTGCCGGAATATTAAACATAACGCCATACACCTGCATGGTTAATGCTCCATTTTTACCGTATTCGAAATTAAAAGTATGCTGGATTCCCGAACCATCGTTGACCAGACAATAACAATAGGGATACTGATATAGTTTATTATTTTTCGGGAGATAGCCGTCAAGTGCATCTGGTTGAACGGTTACTTGTGTATAAGCAGATGCATCTGTCTGGAAACAAGCTTCTGGTGCTTGATATACATTAACAATCGCATCTCCGTTTCCGCTTTTGACGTAATTCTGGATAACGGTGATTAAGTCCGTATATTTTGTTTTCCGAGTAAATGTCAACCCCGATAAAATTCCTTGATTGACAATGGGGATAATATTTGTTCCGTTTTCGTCTGCACTTGCACTCAAACAATACTGCATCTGGCCGAGATTCAAAAGTTTTTGTTCGCTCGGATTGTCCACGTATTCCCCCGTTTCCAGATTTTCTGGCACTAAATTAATTCCGGCATAATCAGCTTTTTTGTCAATATGTTCCCGTTCTACATAACACGGCTGTAAGGTAACTTGATAAAAACTATTCTGGAACCGATCGGGTTCGAAATAAATCTTAAAACTTCCGTCACTCAACCATTCGACACGCGTCACAAAACCGAAATACCATTCTTCCGTATAGGGTTTATTCTGGAACGCAATATAATTGCACGTTAAAAATTCGCTCTCATTCCCTTTTCCTTTATAAGTCAGTTCTCCCCACCTAACGGGCGCGGATTGCTTAAAAATATGGATTGCTTTTTCTCTTACGTGCGCCAGACAGCCTTCTTTTCCGTTTTCGTAGTATCGTACATGTTCGTAATCGTTTCCCCATTCAATCCCACTTGCTAAAATTACTTCCGTCTGCGGGGAAACCGCCGCCACATTTTCCTGCGGCGGCATCGGAATGAAATTATCCATGTTTCCTCCCTCTTACTTAACCGGTCGTAAAGTAAATGGTTGTCGTTTTGGAAGAGTCGTACCGACTGGTAATCACAACCTGCACGCTTGTTGCTTTGTCTGCTTTCGGTTTCAGATTCTTCTCATCTTTTGCGATTCGAAGAATGGTTGTTCCCGGGATTACAAACGTATCGGTAGAAGAGTTACCTTTTACTTTTACATCGACTGCTGTATCGGCTACTCCATCTGAACGAACAGAAAAACTTCCGCCAAAGTCGACATCTGTTCCGACGTTCACATGTTCAACGTCACTTGAGGTAATGGAAGAAACATGAACCTGCTCGGTCGTAAAGACGATGATCGGATAGAACAGGGAATAAGAGAACATCTCTTTTACTGTGTACGTGCTGTTCCATCTCAGACCCCGGTTTACGTTATCCTGTACCATCATGCGGTACTGTTCGCGGATTTTGAAGAACCGTTTGTCAACCAGTACAGCCACGATACCATCATCATCGTTAAAGTTATCAATTAAAACCTGCTGTGCTTTCGGAATCATCCGGTCGAGATTGTACGCGCTTGCATAACTGTCAACGTTCATCGCGGCTTTGGTATCGGGGTCGACAAACAGAAGAATGGTATCTTCTTTTGCCGCCGATGTCGCGCCAGCGAAATTGTACAGCGGGTTCGGGAACTGAATCTTGTCAATATAGGACTGAATTTGTTTCGCCAGTGCGTTCGCGGATGCTTGATTGGTAACCGCATCCACATGAACCGGGTAAATCTGGCCAGTGCGCTTTGCGGATGCGATCAACTCTTTCGCGGTCGTAAATTCATCCCAATTGCAAGCGGAAACGACACTTTCCACTTTTGCCTGGACAAGACTTCTGAGTCCGTACTCATCGAGAAACGCGCCGCGCATATCTTCAAACCAGATTGTCACAGGGTAATCGTTATTAAAGTTGATTACATGATACAGAGCCATAATATAGCTGTCATAAATGGCGGTCGCATCTTCGATGCTAATATTCGCATCGTGCGCGTAACCCTGTGCAAAATTTACGTAGACTTCCTGTTCTCCATTACCAAACGGCATGGCGTTACTGTTCAGCACACGCAGAGGATTTCGGAACGCTTCGGTACTGATAGATTGGCTAGCAATCAGATTTACCAGCGCAGGAACCAGTTCGTTCCGCGCCATTGGGTTGTAAGGGTCGGTTAATGTTTTCGCAATATCGGCAATATTTTCCCGCGTTGCCACAGGAACTCGGTCACGGTAATCAACACTCATCGTCTGCCGAACGGCGTTCAGCATATTAATATTGGTCATATCTAATTTTTCTGCCATTGTGTCACTCTCCTTTTCCGCTCAGAATGAGCTGAGACATATCAAGATCGTTGATACTTGTTGCGGTGTCTTCTGCTTCCGGCACTTTTCCGCCAAACTCGGTTACTTTTGTGATACTTCCGCCGTGGGAAAGATCAGACCAGCGGCTTTTGATTTCAGCAACGGCGGCATCATACTTTTCTTTCAGTCCGTCCCGTTCTGCGGCCAGCGCGTCACGTTCGGACATCACGGCTCCGATGTCGGTATCTTCAGTTTTGATTTTTTCGCTGATGGCGGCAATCGCATCGCCATGCGTTTCGATGTTTCCAATGTCGGCAACAATTTCTGTCCAATACTCTTCTAGTGTCATTTTAAAACCTCCTTTTTAAATTGGGATATAACCAGATAGGCATTTTATGCCTTTTTGGTTGCATGGGAAGGGGCGGCTCAGGCGGCTCGGGTTGCTCGCCTTTTGCAAAGTACCGATATACCAGCACCGCGTTGTTCAAACGTTCGGAATCAGATAAATACCGATTCCCAACAATCCATCCGGTAATTGCAGAATCATTCGCGTGTTCCGAAATAAAATTGAAACACGCATGTGCTTTTTCCTGCCGGAAGCTAAGTGTTCCATCGTCACTAATTCCCTCCCATCCTTTCATATAGGCGGAAGTCAGTGCGTTCAGATCGGTGCTGTCACTGTGCAAAAACGCTTGTAGATTTCCGTAAGCACTAGCGGCTCCGACCGAATACCAGACATTCTCATAAATCAGATATTCTAACTGCGCGTTACCATCTTCCCGGCTGTACCCGTTGGAATCTAACCATTGGAACAACCGCGTCCGGCGGTCGGTAGAGGAATTATCTGTCCACTGACCCAATCCATAGCCGGGCGAGCCGACAACCGTACCTTGCCACAACCCGGGGTTTACGGTTGACTCCTGCCAAAAGTTGCCGCAGATGGCGGAAATGACATATTGGCTGATACTGCTTTGCACCTCAACCGGATACCGATAAAGATACGTCCAGGCGGTAGAGGGAGACACAGACGTATTTATGGATACTTGTCTTTCCAGCGGGTAACTATCGGTGTGCGCCCCCATCGTATACCCGCCACCGTCAGCGGGATTGTAAACCATTTCGGTGTGACCGCTCCTCCATAAGATATCACCTTTTTTCCAGGGCTGGTTGGCGGTACCTTTCTGGAATCCGGCACCGATCAAATAGCTGTCCATGCTACGGGTCGTAAACCATGGGTTAGATGCTAAAAACCCGCCGACCGTACAACAGTAACTCATGAGGGAGGAGCAATCATAGTAGGTAATACTGCCGACGGTCTGACCCTCACGATACGTTTGGGAATAGCCAACGTTTGGATTGTTACAAATCTCGATACAGGTATTGTAAGCAAGCGTCAGATCAGCCACGGGTTAAACCCTCTTTTGCGACGTAACCGGTATAGACGATGCCATTTACGACGGCTTTCACCAGATACCATTCTCCTGTATAATACCCGTAGTTTCTAACACTGGTTCCGGTTGGCAACGTCAAGATGACAGTTTTATTCATTCCTGCGCCAACACGCAGATTGTAGCGGTCATTGGTATGATACGCTCCTGCAATTTTCCGGTCAAAACAACGCGCGGATTCTGTCTTGACGCAACTTTCCATGACGTTATGCGGCTTTTCGTTTTTTCCTGCATAGCGATAGTGAACGGTATTTTCATACGGAAGACCGTAATAAGACCGGACACAGATTTCTTTTCCGGTCTGATCTCCCGTCTGGCCATCAATCCCGCCGTTTTCCGACTGGCTGGCGTGGACGATGCGGTTCGCGTCAACCGACATCGTTACATGATGCCCAGCCGCAAGGTGGATATCACCGCGTTTCCACGGTGTACCACATTTCACAAAACCGGCGTTTTCCAACTGTTCACCTAGATTCCTAGTTGTGCTGTAAATGCTGACCGGAAAACCAGCATTTGCAAGTGCCGTCCCGACAAATGACGAACAATCATAATCGGGACTGTTCCGGTGTACCTGTGAGTACCCGTGCCGGTCATCGGCGGCGATTTGTTCCGCCCAGGCCACTGCGTTTTCGATTTTACTCATTCGTTCCACCTCCTAAGTGCTGGCAAAGTGCTTGAATTGCAGTCGTGTTCGCTTCTACGCTTTTCCGCAGTTCTTCCATCTCTTCCTTGTGTGCGTCTTTTTCTTTCACCAGATACCAGAAAAGTGCGCCGCAACAAACAATTGGAAAACCGAGACTTCCAATTAACTGCGTTACCATAGTTACATCCATGTTTCCACCTCCTTATCCTGCCATTTTAACCAGTCCTCAATTTCACTTAATTTATCACACATGATAAAATTATGAATGAATCGGACGGGCGATTTACTGTTATACGCGTTACCATCCATAAAAAAGAAATCCCACAAATACCGGATGTGAGACTCATAATTTTCATGTGGGACAAAGATCAACGTGTCTTTTTCGTCCCCTTTATAGCGTACCGTATAAGCAAGATAAGCATTTTCTTTTTTCATCATTCCGGCAATCATATTAAAAACGATACTTGCCATCTTTGCTCCTTTCTTCCTGTCCTTGAAAAAAAAACAAGGAAACCTTTTGACCTGCCAGGGACAGGGCGGTTTACTCAACCGTGGCAACCCCTTTTAAAAAGGTTTCCTTGTATTTTCATGATACATCTTTTTTATCCGTATGTCAAGTACATTGTCCGTCTCACACGGACTATTTATACAGATCAATCCCGAGTAACTCAACCGCCATATTTTTGCTGTCAAGATCGTCAAAGCGCAGATATGCTTTCCGATACGCGTCAACCAGATTTTCGAATAGGTAATCGTAGTGTTCCAACATCACCGTGTTCTGTGTATGGTCGCCGTCACGGAACACAGCAACAAAATTACAAGACGGGTTATAGTTGTGCGTGATATAGATGTACCCCTCTTCGTAATACTCATATACCCCATAACTTTTTCCGCTGTGTTCGATCGTAAACAGATACCGCGACCGTCCGGTCGGCTTCTGCACAAACACAGCATCGTCAATCAACATCTGATCTCCGACGCTCATGCTCTGCATATAGTGACCACCGCGGAATGCTTTCAGGGAAGTATTTTCCCACATCGCCTTACTTGCGCTGTCATTGTGGGTAAATTCACATACAAAACCACTTCCATGCATCATTTTGGTTTCTTTCTGATACCGCTTGTGTATACCAAAAAATACAAAATAGGGATTAAGTAAAGAAATATTATTCGCTGCCATCACCAGCTTAAACCATCGGGACTGACTTCCATTTCCACGGCTGACCGTCAATAACAACGATTGCAGTTTTTCGCTCTCTCCTTTTACGTATTGTCCACTTTCCATAGAAAACTCATCAAAAAACAAAAAGTAGATATCCCGAAAATACGGGGACAATTTTTTTACACTGTCCATCTTACTTCCAAAACTAAACGCGCATCCGAATGGCACGCCGTCCAGAAAATACCGCACAACATTTCCATTCTTATCCAGATTTTTATAGGTAATCACACTACCCAATTTTGGGTACATACACAACATATCCTCGTACATTGCCGCCGCTCCCGTCATTTCCCCTTTCGTCCGGAAAATCCAGCCGGTCTGCAATCCGTACTCTTTGCACAGGATACAGCTTGCCGCGGCAAACGCACTTGTCTTTCCGGCGCTACGGTTGGAACACGTAATTGCCACCCCGGCAAAATCCCCGTCTACGTCGGGCTCGGTAAACAACCGGATAGGGTTGTAATACTGTATCGGTTTGCCATCATCCGATACCGCTTCAAATTTCACGCCATAATCTTTAAAAAGTTTTTCCCATTTGATATCATTCCAAAAAATAATTGTTGACTTCCTCCTTTCATCGTTTTCACACGCTCCGCGTTACCAATGTGATCGGAATCTCGAACGTCCCGCCAGTTCCCCGCCAGTCTCGCCGCAGTCAATCGCACGGAATCGCTCGATAACCGCACGTTTTGCGGCAGATGGACGGCGGTGAAAGGCAGAGCTTCGCTAAATAACAAAGAGCTACGCGGAAACGTAGCTCTCTTACACGTATGGAGTTTTTTCAATACACAAGATATAGTAACAATCAACTACAGGTAACTTATCCTACTCATGGTACCGTCCGCCAGTCGGCGCGCGTATTGCGTTCATGTATTAAGCGAACGGGTTGAATTTTGCCAGCTCACCGAACTTATGGACGTTTACGGCGGAAAGGTAGGCAGTGAATCCCTTGTCGCGGCGGAATTTGCTTTCTCCGATGGAGAGGAAGAGGTCAACGACTGCGCCTTTGCCGAGTTCGTCAACGCTGGAAACGGTGTCGCTTTCGACGCCATCCTCATAAAAGACGACTTTATAATTCGTCATAGCTTTCACGTAAAGCTCATTTTCGGCGGTTTCTTTCGCAGGAATCCACTTTGCTTCTGCGGCGGCATCGTCACCGAACTCTTCGATAATTTTTTCGACGATGGCTTTCTGCTGGTCTGCTGTGATCGAAGCAGAAAGAACGCTTTTGCCGTCCTCTTCCTTTGCATATTTTACCGTTACGTTGTTCAGTTTCATTGTTGGTCGTTTCATGATTTTTCTCCTTTTTGATTAGTTGTTTACGATGCAGAACCGCGGCGCTTTGCTTTGATCTTTCCGTCTTATCTGGTCACTTCCAGACCGCGGTTGTGCCTGCTTAATCGTCCAGTCTCTTTGCTTCGGCAAAGAACTGTTCGTCCGGCATCTCGTAGCGGGCGGATACGGTATCGGTTAATACACAGATGAAATCCTCCGGAAAACCAGCGGCGGCAACAGCGGCGGTTTTTGCTTTCTGCGTTTTCAGTTCTTTTGTATCACTAAAAGAGCCAATCACCTGTTTTGTGTTTCTGTCAATGACAGAGTAGATAAAATTTTCGATTTTTGTTTTAACCATTTTTTCTCCTTTCGTTATGTGGCTATTTGTTCTTACAAGTATATAATAGCACTTCCTACCAAAAAAGTCAATCGTTAAAATAAGAAAATAAAGAAAATATCCAAAAATAAAAGCAGGATGGAAAGGTCGAGTTCTTCCTCATGTAACGCCCAGACCGTTGCGAATAATAAAATCATAAAAAACACAAAATATCTCATATCGTCTCCTATTCCGGTAACACTCCGTCTTGAGAGTTTACCAATACTTCATAGTATTCATCCGATACACCTAAGGTATAAGTGGTATCAAGGATTCCAATGTTACTAGCTGTTAAAATTTCTTCCCCGTTTACTTTGATGTAATGGGGTTTCGAGTTGTTAAAGCAACTGATTGTCCGTCCGACATTTTCCATCCGGCGGCAGAGACGGAAATTATTACAGCACTTTAAGTTTTCCGCTCCTAGTTTCTTATTCATGCCGGCGACCGTCGACGTAAAACGCACGGGGTCTTTGCCCGATTGCGCCGCTTTTCCGTCCCATTCCACACCGCAGTATTTTTTCGCGCCGAGGGTCTTAAACTGGATATACAGATCATCCATATCCCAGACGCCGAGAATGTAACGGTTGCCACCAACGTCACAAAACGCAGGAATGTCATTATCAACCGCACGTTTTTCCAGTTTTTTGTTTTTGGCTTCAAATTCTGGAATGTGGACGTCCGGATGTAAAAACTTGATACTATCGGTATCGCAGTAGACGGCATCCATTCCAACCACATCCAGCATATCTTGTAACTGTTTCCTAGCATGGGCGGTAACGTAGATTCCCCACTGGTAGTGCAAAAAACTGTTTTTTCCCGCATAGTACGTTTTCAGTGCTTTTTTCGCATCTGCTTTTTCCCGATGCCATTCACCCGTAACAGCATCCATTGCCCATTCGTCCTGCAAAAGATCGGTGACGCACATTCCGAACGTACTGTTTAGTTTATTCTTAGCTTTCATATATTCATAGACTTTATCAGGGTTTCCTTTTAACTGGCTTTTTGCGATAAAAAATGACATCATCGTTTTACGCATACTTTCCGGTAATTTTCCGCGCGCGGCTACGTAGCACTCCGAGACGGTAAAGAAATCATAGCTGTATTGATTTTTTATGATCGACAAGTCAATTTCCGTCATTGCGATTTCACAGCAATCGATAGAGAGGACGCGCCCATTATCAATCACACAATCTTTCCCGTGTTTCTGGCACTTTGACAGCGGGATGTATGGGACGGGGATATTTTCTTTCAGACGCAAGTTGTCAAATTGTACCCGCATGATAACACAACGTGTCGCACACAAGTTGTCAAACTGTCCCTGCGATGTGATCTCAACCTCCCGGAACGCACTCATGGGATAATACTCAGTTGCGATCTGCGCCGGATAGCTGCTCGAAATATCCATACTACCCATAACGATCGCAGATTCACCTTTTTTCGCCGTGACCGTGTGTCCAGCGTGTATGCGGTTAGCGTGGGTATTGCCGCCACGGAACGCATCTTTGCAGAGTTGATACTGCGGTAACGTGAGCGCTAAATTGCCGAATACTTCCGGATAATAGCCATGATCGGACTGCATGGCACGGCGGAACTCGCGGCGGACGTAGCCAGTGGATGTAAGGGGGATTTCTGCAAGGTTGTCCTCTTTCCGTAAGCAGCGGATGCATTCACACAAGCCGCGAACGTCATTGTAGCAGTAACCTTGCTCAGTTTCCGTTAGTGGCGTTGTTGGTGTACGCAGTTTTTTGTAGTCATACGTATCAACCAGTTTATAGTGCGTTACACCCTCGCTGTTTTCGCAGAATTTAGAAAGACTCATGTTGCTGAGAAAATACGAACACCGGAACTCAATCCCGTATTTATAAGCAAAGCATTTCATAACTTTATGGGCATCCCGCACGAAAATCTCATCAAATTCAATAAAATCTTTCATGAATTGAAATTCATAAGAAAGATTGTGAACGTAGACGACAGCGCGTTTTGTATCAGATGTTTTCAAATACGAATGTAAACCCTCACAGAAACGAATAAACTCGTTCCATGTACGGCCAAAACAAACCGTATCAAGTAGGCAAAACTGCCAATGATACATGAAAGCATCACCTTTTATTACTTTTTCCCCTGTTTTGTTATAGCGTTTGTAATCTAATTTTTCCAGTGTGGTTGTTTCAATGTCAAACGCCATTTCTACGTCATAATAGACGATAGGATTTTTCTTTCTTCCCCGTTTACGGCATACGCGCAACGTCTGGAAATCGGAAAATGGAAAATCATTGACGGAATAAATTGTTTCACGTGAAATATCTTCGATTCCATTTATGATAACAGGAACATTTAATTCATACATGATACACCATCACTTTAATTTTGTTCTCTTTTTCGCAAATAATTCTTCTTCTGTTATATATCCATCGAGATATAATTGATAATCTTTTTCGATATCCTTGTAATCAAGTGTACGATCATCTATTTTTTCAACAAAATCGTCTATAATTTGATTAGACGCAAGTTCTTTGCGTAGATTCTCTCTGTATAAGTTTGATGACAGAAACTTATACAAGTCTTTATAGTTATCTTCTGTTACTTCTACATCAATTTTATTCTTTGACTTGTCAAAGCGTCTCTGTAATTCTGCGATTCGATATCCCTCAATCGTTGTTTCGGGTGAATTCATAAAAGCGATCATAGTATCCCATTCTTGCCGGATGGCTGCATCCGAACGTTTTACGCCTTTTAAGAAACGGTTTTTTTCCCGTCCCTGTGACGCAAAAAATTCTTTTACGCGCCCGTACTCCCACTGGTCGCGCACGTGAATTTTTTCCAGTTTGGCAAGGCGGCTATTCGCCGCCGCCGCAACTTTAGGTAATTCGCGTTTGATCTGCTCAAGGGAAAGATCAAGTTCTTGATAGATGCTATAGTCTTTTGCGTTCGGCATTATTCGCACCCCCTTATAAAGATTCGCAATTTATCAGAACTAATATCGAAACCTATTACTTCTTCTGACAAATAATTTTCTTTTTTTGTAGTATATGCTTTTGTACAATCAATATCAAAATTTCTAACTAATACGCGATGCTCTTCATGAAACACCGTAACAATGGCGTAAATTTCGACTTCTATACGAAAACAGCTGCAATACAATTTTATAAAATCTACTACTCTCACTGTGATACCTCCTTAATACAAGCAATCCTCATTTGTTCCTTCTGTAGAATACAGAGGGCACATAGTACAGTTGTCGTTTGCAGAACAAATAACACTGTGAGAAACTTCTACATAATACGCTTTTAAAGCGTAACGTGTAGAATTTTTGTTATGCAAGTTTACGGTAAAACCTACTCCAAAATGGCCTTTGTAGGGCACCGGATTACATAACGCACCCACCTTTACGTAGCCATTCGTAAGAGACTCGTGATCATAAGCGTAAATGTAAATTTTTCCCGCTTCATCCTCTTTTTTTACATATAACGGAATATCTTCTATCCTTGCCGGAATGCTATACAGTTCCTCAAAATTTAATGCTTTCATGTTTTTTCCTTTCTCCCCGTATTGCCGATAGGACAGCAAATATAATGTTATTTATGGCAAGACATCTTATAAGTAGCAGATATTTCCGGCCTAAAATCTGAATAGTAGTAAAAAGCATCTTCCGAAAAATGTTCTCCATTTACGATTTCTATTCCCTTTTCATAGATGGAAAAGAAAATTTCACTCTTTTTCTCCATGGCCTGTGAACATAATTTTTTCACGAAATCATTTGCTGTTAATAAGGAATCAACCTGATATCGGAAAATCTCTTTTCCATATTTTGTTACTACCACTTCGTAGTCACTCTGTCTCTTAATTTCTTTCATTTTGCTTCCTCCATTTTTCTATTTTTGTATGATTGGTTTTCCTTGTTTCTGATATTATAATATAACGTTTCTAGAAATATGTCAATACTTTTCTAGAAATTTTTCTAGAAAATATCATTACACACATAACCTACCACTCCGTGTCCGTCACCCGGCCCGCGCGAAGCGCTACAGCCTCCGGCGGTCATCGGCGGACAACCGCCCGATCACACGCGACAACTAACATTACACATATCATATGACTGGCAGTCCGCGGAGCGGACGACCCCGATCGGGCAGGCGCGGACGGAACGGACGCGCCGTGTCCGCCACCCGCGGACAAC